CACCACGGAGAAATGCCGACCGAATTGTCGATCTTTGAAATGTCCCCAAACCAAGATTAAAGCTAAAGCTGACAAGAGCATCAAACTCAGACTGTGTTGGTTGCAGAGAACCCAGCAGACGAAGTACTCCCAACTCGAAGCGTTGTAAGTCGTATTTAAGTAGTCCATCTACTTCCTCTTTTGTCCATACTCTGTTGTCTTCTGGTTTTAATTTATATTCTTTTCTATCTGCTAAATTCATCACTAGTTGCCTAGGATATAATGCATGCCCACAACCTATTGTCCACACATTTCCGCTACACATGTATGGCCTATACCGGACCCCCTCGAAATACTTGATGAGGTCTATACCTGTTGCTGATGTTTTCATTACCTACGTTTATCCCAGTGCCTTGATCCAAACCAAAATCCTATAATAGAGGCAAAAATTGCCATTTCATCGTCAGAAAAAATAATAGCTATGGCTGTAACAAAATCTACGCCAGACTTCATAGCCCAAATTAATCCTACGATGTCGATAAATAATACAATAAATACAAAAATATAGGTGATAACGGGACGAACACTAGCACGCAAATTAATAACCCAAGGAGATGCTCCTTCCGAAAGATTTTTATCATGCTTATACAACGCCATTCTTTCTTCGGCATAAGTTTGCATTTCAACTTGGTCTGTTCTAAACTCTTCAACACGTTCTTGTGACGCAAAGCCTTTTTCGGCAAGAGCGAGAGCTCGCTCCATATCCAATCTAGCCATTTCCAGTTCATGTTTCTGATCACCTTTTTGTTTAAAAAAGTCTAGTATGCTTGGTAACCCTGATGTAGCAAATCCTAAAATACCTGATAATATACTTAACATATTGTTCCTTATTTAGTTACTATAGCAAAAGCATACTCAGTTACAAGTATTGCAAACGCTACACCTAATGCTACACTCAAATACCAAATAAAATCTTTCATATTATGATGCTGTCCCAAAATAATAGCCTTCTGGTTGGTCGGTTGTTATCGTTGAAGGGAAAGTTCTACCTTGTCCATATATTAACCGTACTGCTCCACCAGCACCAGCACCTGATGATGAGCTATCATTACCACCTCCACCGCCACCATATGAATTACCAAACCCACCGTTCCATGCTTTTCCTGAACCAGTACCTGCACCTGTAGCAATAAACCCAGCACCCACTTCATTAGCAGGAGCTCCAACTGTGGTCCAACTAGTATCGAGAGCATTTCTAACGTTACGATATTGATTAACTGATATTCCTGTAGCAACTGTATTACCTGTTGAATCGTGAGTGCCTCCGCGCCATCCTCCAATACCATCAGCAAATGAACCTACAGAAACTGAAGATGCAGTCACAGATGTGCTTATAGTATAAGTTCCTACTCCGCCAGTACCTGTACCTAATGCAGTGATATAGGTTCCTAAAGGAATTGCTCCGCCTGAACCCGCAACGGTTCTATTAGCACTGTTATCATAATCTGTAGCAACTGAGTCATCAAATATATAGCTTCCTACTTTTAAGTTGCCTACAGAAGTTACAGAAGTTACAGTCATAGTTGTACCAGAAAAATTAGCTACTACAATATTACTAGAGCCTCCCATACCGCCCCCTCTGTATGAGGCTGGAGGATTTGCTCCTGACCTTCCTTCTCCGTATATACCTACGCCGCCACCGCCTCCGCCTCGGTCGCCAGAACCAGAACCATTACCACCGGCACCACCTGAATTACTGCCTCCATTACCATCATATCCAGCAGCACCACCACCGCTACCAGCAGTAGAAGCATCAGTACTTCTTCTATCGGCGCCATATCCTCCACCATCTCCGATATAAACACCGCCCATACAGGTTCTTGATGGAGAATAATCTCCTCCATAATTTACATTGTTATCTCCAGAATCGCCGCCACCACCCCTTACTAGTGTGGTTCCTTTCCAAACATAAGATGCATAATACGTTGCTGTAATAGTAGTGCCGTCGGTTATAGATGACAATGCCGTAATTTTAACTGTACCTGTACCAGGGTCTGCTACCGAATTACCATCAGCAGTGGCTGAAAAAGTTGTTCCAGGATTGCTATTAGCCGCGCCAAACTGAGTAAAATCAGTAGTTCCTGTAGTCTCAATAGTATACTGAAGGTCATCATTCGGTGCTTTTTGTATACGAGAAACAGGGTAAATTAATTTAACTCTAAAAGCCCTTGCTGAAACAGCGCTAATAACTTCAAATTCACCACAACACGGTTTATATGTACATTCTATTACTACAGTATCTCCAACTTGAAAGGTATGGTCTGAATTTGTTGTAAACCATGCTTCTGTATATCCTGATATTTGACGAATAGTAATATTAGTGAGAGTTCCGGTTAGTCTAACTGGAGCTGTGTCTGAAATAATAAACTGACTTCCCGTAGCATCGTTAGCTGGATAAGTAAAATACTCCCTATTTCCACCGTAACCAACGTAAACATAGTATGTAGTACCGGGAGTTACACTTATATTATTTTTATAGCCAAGACCGCCGCCACCTCCACCAGGTCCGCCTCCACCACTACCGGCACCATAACCTCCACCACCTACACAAACAGTAGATATGCTTGTTACCTCATCTGGGCATACCCATGTATGTAGACCTGGACTTGTAAAAGCTTGTTGTCCATAATAGGTATAAAACCGATTATAAAAATCAGAAAATGCTATAGCTCCTGAAGCTTTATCTCCAAGACTTCTTACATTAGCATCATTCATGCTAATCTGTGCCGTAGCTGTATAATCTAACTCAACATTAGCCTGACTTAACGACACTTGTCCTGATGCGGGCATTGTCATAATTATTTACCTTTTAATTGTTCTATTTCAGCTTTTAGTTCTTTTATTGCTGCAAATGCAAGTGATACTAATTTTGGATAGTCAACTGCTAATGAGCCATCTTCTCTTTCTCTTACCGCTTCTGGAAGCACTGCTTTAACATCTTGTGCAATAACACCTATATCATGTTTTTGAACAAAGTAGCCGTCTTCACCGCCGTGGTCTTTAATGTAGTCAGCAGTCCAATCAAAGGTTTTACCGCCAATATGGTTTACTTTATCAAGAGCATTATCTATATCTTTTACATTTTCTTTAAACTTAATATCAGATGAGTAATATGCAGTAATATTATTAGTAGCTCTAATTTCACCTGTAGTACCCGATGCTGCTGTACCGACACCGAATGAGTCAAATTGAACACCAGATGCAGTCCCTAAACCTAGACTTGTTCTTGCAGTGGCTCCTGATTCAACTACCCAATTAGTACCATCCCCTACAATAAAGTTACTATCAGTTAAAGCTAGTCCTGATATATCGTCTAAACCGGCATTCCATGCTTGTACTTGAGAGCCTATAGAAACCCCTAAACTTGCTCTAGCAGTAGCTCCTGATTCAGCTACCCAATTAGCACCATCACCTACAATAAAATTACCATCAGTTACTGTTAATCCAGATATATCATCTAAACCAGCATCATATGCTTGAACATCAACGCCTACTTCAACACCTAAATTCTGTGTAGCTCCCAAAGCTGTTGAAGCTCCTGTACCCCCTGAAGTTATAGGAGCAGGTCCAGTGAGATTTATACCAGTAATAGCATCAATAACATTAGTTCCATCTACAAATACTAAAAAAGCTTCTCCACTAGGTATATCTACCCCAGTACCAGCAGCAGTTTTGACTGTTACTGTATCAGCTAGATTATTATTGATAATGTATAACTTTTCAATTGTAGGTACTGTTAAGGTTCTTGCCCCTCCAGAAGTACCTGTTAAATTTAATCTTAGGTTACGTGCAGCTTGAGAACTATTAGTGTTTGTTAGCGTTAAAGTTACATTTGACCCAGTAAATGAAACGTCAGCTGACCCAGTAATTGCTTCTTCTACTGCTGTGCCTAAGTTAATATTGGTAGTAGCTCCCCAAACACCTGACTGTTCACCCGTGCCGATAAGCTCAAATTTTAAATCTGAATATGTACTTGCCATAATAAATCCTTATTTTTTCATTATTTTATCTTGTTTTGCCCGACATTGGAATGCTTGTAACATAGATACCTATGTGTCTTTTTTCGTCCCATTGTTCGCCACAATCAGAACATGTACCAGACTCATATTCATGAGTATCTACAGCCATACCACAGTTAGAACATTCAAGGCCTACTTCATAAGCACATTCAACTGTTCCGTCTTCTTTTTTAGTTGCTTCAACTTTTATCATGCTGCTATCTCCGTCCATTCTGTTGTTTGTTCATCATTTACATCTGTCCATCCTGCTGATTGAGACTCTGTTATATTAGTCCAACTAGCTGTCTGTGTATCTGTTATATCTGTCCAATTAGGTGTTTGAGCATCGTTTATATTACCCCAATTAGCTGTTTGGTTATCATTAATATCACTATATACAAGCACATTAACAGGCGGTACAAATGTAGTTCCATTAGCACTAACTCCGTTTACAAGAACTCCAGATTCAGCAATAACTATTACATTACCAATCTGTGTAAATCCAGTAACCTTTGTTACAGGTATATAGTTATCTGATTCTGCTATCGCTATACCTAACTGAGTAGTTCCAGTGTTTCCAATAACATTAACTACAGCTTTAGATATGGTTACTACGGTGCCTGTTTGACCTGTAGCTTCAACACCGTTTGTTAATACTACTGCTTTAGCAACTACTACTTCTTCACCTAACTGAGTAGTACCCACATTACCGGTTACATTTACTACTGCTTTAGCATCAACTACTACAGAGCCTGTCTCGCCTGTAGCTTCATTACCTGTTACATTTACTACTGCTTTAGCATCAACTATTTCTTCGCCAAGTTGAGTTGTGCCTTCATTACCTGTTACATTAACTACCGCTTTAGATACAGTTGTTACAGTACCTGTTTGACCCGTTGCTTCATTGCCGGTTACATTAACTACAGCTTTAGATACTGTTGTTACACTGCCTGTTTGCCCTGTAGCTTCATTACCGGTTACATTAACAATCGCTTTAGCATCAACTACTTCTTCGCCAAGCTGGGTAGAACCTTGAACGCCTATAGCATTAACAACAGCTTTAGCATCAAAAGTAACAGTACCTGTTTGACCTGTAGCTTCAACCCCAGTAACCGATACGGCAACGCTTACGCCTTCAGTTATGGCTAAACTGGAAAAGGGGACATCACTTAACGGCCCAAAGCCAAACATCTACGTTCTCCTATTCAGTTGGTTTTGTTGGCCAGATTACATTATCTGGAAACCCTTCTTGTTGCGGTATATCTAGTAACGCCTGTCTATAATCTAACCATGTTTGTTTTTGTTCTGCGGTAAATGATTCCCATCTCATAGGATTCATTGTATCAATCATATTTTTTATTTCTAAGTCTCTACTTCTTCTGACTAGTTTTGCTTTGGTTGGGTCTGTCCAAGTTTCACCATTCCAAATCCAACCTATTTGGCCAATATCATTAGCTAAAACTTCTTCATTATTTTTAGGGATATAATCTTCAACAGAGTCTACTATTACTCTATTAAGAACTATTTTTGTGTCTTTGTCTAAAATACAAATAATCATTTTTTTATCCTGCTAAATATTCAATAATAAAGATACATCCATCACCGCCCGCACCGCCTGTTGCACCTGCTGTGTTATCAACGGCTGACGAACCACCACCACCTGAACCATATAATCCAGCATCGCCATTTGCAGTACCAGCAGCAACAACAGTAGCACCAATGCCACCACCACTAATTTTACTATTACCGCCATCTCCACCTTGTGTTAATTCAGTAACAGCATATCCATCAAACCCAGAACCGCCTGGACTTGGTATATCACCACCTGATGCAGTTCCACCCCCTCTTCCAGAAAATTCAGCAACGCCGGCACCACTTCCACCTTCTCCGCCTGTTCCACCATTTCCAGTTAAGGTAGTTGTATATGTTCCATTAGCAGTAAATGTTGTTGTGCCACCATCTCCACCATTACTGGCAATAGCACCACCTGTTCCACCTGCGCCTAAAGAATAAGTACATGATGTTCCTATTTCTGCTTTGGTATAAAATTTAATAGCACATCCACCAGCACCACCACCTCCAGCAGCAATTTCAGAACCCGTATCGTTATTATCATTACCACCGCCACCGCCACCGCCACCTTGTGCAAATACTTCTGCATAAAGTAAATTTGATGGTACTGTATAAGTTGTGCCGCTTGTTAATATAACTCTGTTAATATCCGAAATATTATCTATCCATGATGGAGGAGCATCTCCATTAGATGCTAATACTTGATTAGATGTTCCGTATGCAGTAACAGAATTACCTGTAGAAAAACCACCATTAGGAGTAATAGATAATCTTCTAATATTATTAGTTCTCAAATCAACATAACCTGCATCTTGAGCAGTAATTCTTAAAGAATCAGTTCCTCTATGAATAAGATCTGTTGTAGTATCAGCACCAGTATTATTACGAATAAATCTTGCACCATAATCACTATAAGTAGCATCACCAACTAAATCTACATAAGCAAAACCATCGCCTGTTCTATTTTTTCCTATTTCTATAGAACGATATTCTGTTGTAGAAGCATTTAAATCTAAATTGCCATTAATAGTTTGGCCAGTAGTAAATGTATTTGCTACATCATTCTTTGTGGTGTCTGCGTCATATGCCTGTACACTCGTGCCAATATCTGAATTTGTTAATATTCCAGAAGGTACAATAATAGTTGATAATGTTGTCATTCTTTATTCCTATTTATTCAGGTTTACTCGGAAATGTTACGTTAAATGGGAAACCTTCTTGAGATGTTATATCTCGTAACTCTTGTCGATATGTTGCCCATACTGTTTTATCTACTGTGCAATCTGGTATTTGAGTCCAATCTGAATCTTTGAGTAATTGATTTCTTTTTGCTCTTACTTCCGTTGCTTCTTGTTGTTCTCTGTCTATAATTTCTTCTGCTGTGTAATCATGAACATCATAAGGCTGTATCCAAGCTCCATTAACTTCTACAGGTATACCTTTTATTATATATTGTGTTGCATTGTTGTATGTAGGTTTTTCAGCTACTGTGCATGGGTATACATTGTATTCTGCTAAAGTTTCTAACGGAATCTCTTTAGGAAAAGAGACATTTGGGTTATCTTGACGAAGTTGACCTATTGTATATGTTTTAGGTCCATCGTTTGTAATTTTAATAAACATTTAATTTCCTTATAGTGTTCCAAAAGTTGATACATCAAAAGCCGCATCTTCAGCCCAGTATCTAATTTCATTTATAGTACCACTAAAGCTACTCATATACCCAGTTCCAAGGTCTGCTGCATTAGTATTAACTTCACCATACCCTTTACCTGCAGTACCATATATATTACTACCTGGAGATGAAGGCGTGTCTGTAGCTAATTCTATTAATTCATTAACACTTCCCTGACCACCTACTTGAACGTAAGCTTTTGCTGTTGTAGTTGAAACATCAACTGTAAAATAATAAGTGCAAAATGTTCCAGTATAGGCAGATATATCTACTTCAAAAAACGCTGTTAATGTATCATCAATGCTTTCCCAAGCTGTACTCCCATCATATGCTCTAAATCTTAAAGTGTTACTATCAACACCGATAGATAATCCAGTGCCAGTTCCTCCTAAATCTATTAATATACCGTTATTTGACCCAACAGTTAAATCTATAGCAATTAAAGTGTCATATGGATTTGCAACGCCGCCCGCTGTTGAACTTGGAATAGTTGTTATGGTGAAATCAGGTGTTCCAAAGTCTGCTTCATAATTTTTAGGACTATTAGCCACTACAGCTGCTCTTAATCCATGTGCTAATATACTCATTAGCTTAAGTCTCCAACATAAGCAGCATAGGTTACTCCAGCTACTTTCCATAATTCTACTACTGTATAACCTGTTGTCGCTAGTGTAGGAGCAGAACCACCAATCCATTGGTCTACTAGAGATGTCCATGTAATGGTGTAAGCAGAGCCATCATCAATCATTAATGTTACGCTTTGACCTGCAGCTAAACTATCTGTTGGTGTTGAGTTGCCAGACAATGTCCATGTCTGTATATTGCCACTGTTTGCTGAAATAGCAGGGGTTGTTCCTGTCACTGCGACTACTGTCTCAAGGAATGATGTAGCACGAGTAATACCTGATACATCTAGTTTATAAGTAGGACTCGCAGTACCAATACCTACTCTGTTATTAGTAGAATCTACATAGAGTGTATCTGTGTCTACAGTGAGGTCAGCATTAATAGTTTGGTTAGCAGTGAATGTATTAGCAACATCATTCTTTGTTGTATCTGCATCATATGCTTGGACTGTAATTCCTATGTCAGCTGATGTAAGTGCGACTGTACCCGACCCAATAGCTAGAGCGTAAACTTGCCATGTAGTACCGTCATATAAAAACTGTATACTAATACCCTCTACATCACATGTTAAATCTTCAGCAGCCCCAACGATTGTAGAACCATTTCTAGCTACGGTTAAATTATTAGTAGACCAATCGTCCCCATCAACTATAATTACTTGGTTACCTGTTGAAGGAGATGCTGGTAAAGTTACTGTAAAAGAACCGCCTGATGTATCCGCTATAACCCCATCATTAACAAGGGCAGTATAGTTTGCTGTTTTTAAAGTATAAGTTATGATGTCTGGAAGAACAACGCTTTTTCCAGCAGGATATGTTACGAATACTTCTTTAGTACCAGAACCAAAATTGACTAAACTTCCAGAATTAGAAGAAGATAAAACAGTATCTCGAGATAAAGTCGTACCTGATGCGGTATAAGTTCCAATGCCTACTTCCCAATCAGCTGCTAAAGCTATAGTATAATAAGTAGTATTGCCATCACCAATAACAGAAAAGTCATCATAGCCAGTTGCGGCTGGACCTAATGTAAATGTTCCGGTACCAGTACTAGTTGATGTAACCTTGACTCTATCTTTTAATACCAACGCCATTATAGCCTCCTAGTTAGGCTATACGAATAATAGCGTTCGATGCGTCTGCTGCTGGGAAAATAATAGAAAAGTCGCCGTTTGTAGAAGTCTTATCACCACCAAATGCTAACACAGCTACAGCAGTATTACTGTTAGTACTGTTATAAATTAACGCACCGTTTGCAGTAATAGTTGCAGAAGACCATGTAGTATCAGCAAAGTCTAAGAATGCTGTTGTACTTGATGATGTTGGTACTTGTGAAATGGTTAAAGTGTTTCCGCCCGCTGAATATCCTGTACCTGATACTTCGTTAGTAACTGAATATGCAGTTGTTGTTGAATCTAATGTAGCTGATGAAGTGTACAACGCGATTTTAAATGTATCTGCTGTATTAGCACTTCTTGCTACGTTTGTCGTATTAAAGTTATGGCCCCCACTTAGAAGCTCAACCTTAAATGACGTACACATTGCTTGAGTGATTGCCATAATTATATCTCCAATATTTTAACTAAATCTGAATGTCCTGCGTCTCGCAGTTTATTTGCCAAAGTTGTGCGGTCAGAAGTTACCGCTTGTTTTAGATATTTTACTAGAACTTGTCTAATATGTCCTCTAAATGCTTCTGCTTGTTCCCTAATTAAAGGGTTTGCATCTTTACTTACATACATTATTTTATCTAATGCTCGGTCTGCTAATTCTTCAGGAGTAAACCCCCGTCCAGATGTTGTATTTACTTTAAAATCTATTCCGTCTAATATCATTGTTCTGGGTACCTTATTTGTCCACTGCGATAACTATCGCGTCTATTTTTACCTTCACCTAGTTGTTTTAATAAAGCCATAGCCTCTAAATATCTTTGACTATAATTCTGCATTATATCAGGTTCTTCTTTAAGATATGTAGCTGCTTCCAACAAAGTTCCATACAGTAAAGCACTATCAAAATTATTACCCAACCAAGTAGTGCCAGCTGTAACGATAGACTCAGGGTAATAATAGTAATGAAGCTCAACAGTGTAGTTATCATCTGGTGTAGGACCAAGTATAAACGTGTTGTCATCAAATATTGCATAATATTCTGGCTTTCCATAATAAGCCGCATCTGTATCTGGAAACGACTCCCTAATAAAATTAACATCTTTATTTAACAAATATGTATATTGGTTATCTGAATCAATAACTGCTAAACTAAATGTTGATAGCCAGTCTGTAGGCGTTGATAAATACTTATTACCTGTAGTTGTATTACCTGTCTGGTTGCGTCGTAAATCAGGTAACTGAACTGTATTATAAATACGCTGTTCAGCTTGCTCTATAAAAGTATTTATGTCAGTAGTAGTAAACTGATTTTCTGCATATGAATTTACAGCTGCTACTAATTCTGCGTAAGTCATTATTTATCCTTATGCCATTGGTCCACGAGCTTTAGTGCCTTTTGTTGCAGCACCATTACCACGTGTAACTACACCTTCTGTCTTTACATCTTTTTCTGGGTAACCACAGCAAGAAATATCTTCACTATAGTTTTCTGGTTGCTTATATGTTACCTTAGCGCCTTTTCTATCTTTATTCATAATTATACTCCTAAGTTATTGTTATGGTAACCGTGCCAACCTGTCCGGTACCTTCCAAATCATCTTCAATATCAGGTATTGCTAGTCCATTATTTAAACCAACAGGATTCCACCCATATTGATAATCTCTTTGCTGTGTTAAGTTTAAATCAGGTCTAGGGTCTCTTACTGCTTGAGGGTCCTCTACCGGATACATACCTTGCATGTTTTGTGGGTGGTCTGGTTCCCAACATTCCTTACATACTTTAATCTCAGTATTAGTAGTTTTTATAGTTAACTTTTTTAATTCTTTTAACTTATACTGAAACCCACATCTATCACAATTTCCAATTGCGCGTTTACCAGCTGTAAACTTACTAGCCATGTTAAACCTTTACAAATATTGAGGACGAGGGACTAATCTTAAGTCTGCTTTTTCTCTATCCTCTGTAGAAGCCAATAACCATTGTTCTTCATACTCTTGTTTTAAAAATTGAATTCTATCAAAAGCCTGTGGCAATTTTAAACTTAAATAATACGCTAATCCTGCAACTAAACAAGGTAAGAATCTAAATGGTATATCTTGTGTGTTAACACCATTACCTGCATCTTCCATTCTTCTTAAACGCCAATATTTGAATGTGTATGTATCATTATCTGGAAGAGGCCATACATTAATATTAGGTTGAGCTACTTGTCTATTTATCCAAACTTGTATAGGTCTACCTGTAGAGTTTTTGTTAGGAATCGTAGCATACGTAGGTGCAGAAATACGTGTAATATTAATATCACTTTGTGACTGTCCTGTACCTGTTCTAATTACTTGTTCTAACAAATCTATAGTATCAGCAGGTAGGTTATATGTACCTGTGCCAGAAGTAAGACTTATTGCTCCTTCTTCTATAGTCCATAAATTTACTCCTCGATTTGCCCATTCTGCAGTTAATAAATTTAAACTACGTCTAGCAGTTCTTAAGTCATATCCAGTACGTAGCTCAGCACCGCATCTCTCAAATGCTTCTTCGACTATTTGATTTAAATCTAAGTTAAATGTTACTGTTCCTGAAGTTGCCATTATTTAGTCCTTCTTTTTAAAGGTGCTACTCTTCTTGGTTTACCTTTTGGCTGACCAAGACTTTTCTTTTGTGCTATCCGAGACTTCTTCTCAGCTGATGTCATTTCACCCGAAGTTTTGGGGGTCTCGGTTGACACTCGTTTGCTAGGTCGGCAATACGGAGTACCTCGCGATTCCCCTTTCTGTCTACCGCACGGTTTGCCGGTCCTAACATCTTTCCAATCTTCTTTAAACCAGCGTTTAAGTGCAGCACCTTTAGCTGTCTTTTTAACTGCCATTATTTTCCTTTGTTTTTACGACATTTAGCTATAGCACCTGATGCATACGCGCTAGGGAAAACTTTGTATTGTGCTTTTACTTTTCTGTAACAAGCATCTTTAACCGAGCCGCCTTTTTTCATAGCAACTGGTTTCATCGCTTTTCCCATACCGCGACACTTCATCATACCATGCGACCCTTTGTTTTACCTTTTACAGCACAGCCATCAGCTCGTTTAGAACATGATGAAGCTTTTTTAACTGATCCGCCTTTTTTCATACCTGGACGAGCAGTTCTAACATTTTCTCTACCTGGTAAAATACCGGGTCTACCGCCTCCACCACGTGTCGGTGTCGGTGTCGGCGCAGGTCTTGGTGCAGGTCCTCTTGGATTCATTCCCACACCACCTCGTGTTGGCATTGGTGTTGGCACAGGTCCTCCCATTGGTGCAGGTTTTGGTGCAAGTCCGCTTGGATTCATTCCCTTACCACCCCGTGTTGGCATTGGTGTTGGTGCAGGTTTTGGTGCAGGTCCTCTTGGTACGGGTGTTCCCGCTGTGCCTACTCGTGTTGGCATTGGTCTTGTCATGCCTGGTCTTCTTGGGTTTACTCCACCTCGTGTTGGTCTTGTCATGCCTGGTCTTGTTGGTCTTCTTCTCATAATATACTCCTTAAACCATTCGTCCTTTAGTTTTACCATCACGCTTAACCGTGCCACCTTTTTTAAATCCCATAGATTTCTGAGCCATACGTTGTTGGTTTCTAGCTGCAGCCATACGATCAAACTTTTCTTCTTTCTTTTTAGGTGCTGGTCCTGAATCAGGAGTTTTAAGTTTTCTTAAATCCGTTTTTTCAGCAGGTTTAAATTTTTCTACAACTTTGTCCATTATTTTTTTATCTGGTCCATATTTTATATCAGTCTTTTTATTAATCAGTTTTTTACGTGCTGGTGCTGGTTTAGCTATAGGTTTATTAGTAGCACTCATGTTAGGTCCTTTAGTAGTATCTACTTGTTTACCTTTCATGGTACCAGGCACAGCTTTTTTCTTTTTCTGTCTAGCAAACATCATGTTATTAACTGCTTCTGTTTTGTTTGGAAACAATTTTCTTGGTTGCCTTTCTTCTAAAGTAAGTTCTTTTTTAGGTTTACTTTTCAAAGGACCATACTTTTTAATATTTGCTCTTGTTTCTTTTATTCCATATTTATCTTTATCTTTAGCCATAATAATCTCCTAAATCATTCTTCCTTTTGTTTTACCTCGTACACAGATACCGTCGCGTTTGCACTTAACAGATCCACCTTTTTTATAATTGTTCTTAGTCATGCCCATACCAATCTTACCACCTTTCTTTTTCATAACAGCAGCAGGATTTCCTTTTTTAGGAGCAGGTTTAACTGTTTTTGTTCTTTTTGTTTCTTTATCATCAGACTTTTCAAATCCTTCTGGTGGAGGTAAATCTGTTTCTTTCTCACCAAACATTTTTTTGTCTTCTTCTGTCATACCACCTTTTTCATACTTTTTCACTTTAGTAAACTCCTTACCGACTGATTGAGGAACACCAACTTTCTTAGCAAACTTAGGGTTATTAGCCACAGCTTGCATAAACTTTAATTGTTTTTTACTCTTTGCTGGCATTTTCTTTTCTTCTTTTTACCCATGCTTGAACAGTTTTAGTTTCGTAAATCCGAATACCTGTCCAAACGATTGTAAATATTGCAGCAACTTCCGGTAACCATTGCAGGACAGAGCCTACGGCAGTAAATATAGAAGCTGCATCTATTGCGTGCTTTGTTGGTTCGTCCATATGATTCATCACCTTTGTTAACATTTCCATCTCCGTCTTGCTTGACGTAGTCTTGAGTTAGGGTCTTTAGCTGCTTTTGGAAAGTCTTTCATTTGTCCTGCACTTCTTGCACAAAATGACTTACGTCGCTTTGCATCTTTAGAACCAGGTTTAGGACTTCCTGTAACAGCCGTCTTTAATTTAGAGCCTGGGTTAGCTTTACGGTATGCGGCTACGCCTTTCTTAGTCATACCAGCACCCTGCTTGGTCGGGCGAAAATTACCCGACTTTACAGAAGTTTTTATGCCCATGCCTTTTTTCTTAGTTGTTTTCTTTTTCTCTGCCATCAGACACAATCTCCGAGTGCTTCGAACCATCTTCTATTTTCTGAAGTTGTTTTACCCTCGCTCGGTATTTTCTCTGCGAGTTTAGTATCCTCATTTTTTGGTTCAGGCTCTTTATCCATTTTAGCATTTTAACTATAAAATACTGTCACCGCCGTAACGTTT